CCTTAGTAAAGTGATTCTTCAGAGCCAAATAACAACGATATGCATCAGCAGGCATCACTCTGGCTTACCTTCTATTATATTAAAGGCCAAAGTAATTCTTTCTTTATTAGCAATCTGTGGTTCTACATGATGTAAAACTGAACTAGGGAACATCACCATCGTTCCATCCTTACCTTCATATGCTACCTTATATTCATCAAAAATAGTAGGATGCTTATGATTCTTATAATATATCACACCTGAAAGAAATCCTGCATGGTTATGTGATGGATTATCATCTCCTTTATATGCAAAGTTAGTCCAGATATCATAAGAATCAAAATGCCCATTCCATTTTCTCAAAGAAAATTCACGATGTCCTTTTCCTCCACCCCAATACTTTGCAGACAATCTACATACCCATGCTAACCAAAAAGATTGTTCAATAAGATGAGGAGAGATGGAAGTCTGATATGAATTATGTTTCTTACCATCAAGATGAAGATACCCTACATTCTCATGTGCTTTCAATGCTGCTAATGGACTATTCTTAAACTTCTTACTTTCGTTTACCCATCCATCAACTTCCTTCTGAATCTGTTTAGGAATCTCCGCAACCATTACAGGACATCCATCCCGCAATTTTTTCATTGTTAAAATATCTTCGTTCATGCTAAAAGGTAATGGGGGGATTTTTTACCGGACTTTTTTTTCCGACTTTTTTGGAATAAAAAGTCGATTTTCCCTCAGACAGGAAGTTTTGCACGGGAAGTACGCTTTAAGAAGTTAAGTTCCTGTGCTTCATACTTTATCTTCTCCTTCAACGGTTTAGATATTAATTTAGGTACAGATTCTACATCTATATTATTCTGCTCACAAAAATGAATAATTGCATCAATATAACTCATACTTGCTGTAGTATGAACTAAAGATTCAATTTCTTGTGCAAATCTAGAAGGACAAAAGAATTTGCTCTCTAATGCTTTCTCTAATTCATTATCCATCTGAGTCTGACCTAGTATTGTGACTAACAAATTCCTTAATATACCTCACCAATAACTTAATATAATCCCCTTTGTTTCTTTTGTCAAACACCTTAATTTCACCACCAGGTGTTACCATCAAAGTAATAAGTTTCTTAACAGGGATTTCAGTTAGTTCATAGTATGCAGCAGCATAGAAGGTCTCCTGAACGAAATAGTTTTCCAACCATGCTTCAGGTTTAATCTTCTCAGATGTTTTAAAATCTATTACCGCCAACTCTCCTTCATACTCCGCAATACAATCAACTCTACCAGCCAAACCTAAGTATTCTGAGTATAAAGTTCTTTCTATAGCGTGTATGTTATTTATCTTATCCAGATATGGAGTAGCATGATGGAACATAAACTTAGTAGCAGGAAGGTAATCCTCCCAAACCAAATCTCTATTTTCCAAATATGCCTGAGCAGCTTCATGAAAATCGGTACCACGGGCCGTTGCCTTCTTAGTAATACGGTTTGCTTCCTCAATACCAACTCGCTTTCGCCAGTCAATAAAGATTTGTCTGTTATAAAAAGATGTTACTGAAGTAATAGAAGGAACCCACTGACCATCAGGCAGCTTATACAATCTACATCCTGGAGTCTCTTTCTTTTCTAATTCAAGTTCGCCAAGGTAATTACAATGATCAAAGGTCATAATTTTTAGATCTTGAAAGTGGAGTAGTGGGACATTGCAATTTTTCTACAAAAAATACTTGAGTTAAACGAGGTTCATCATTCATTTTAAAATCACTTTGACTATGCCACACATCATATGGATATGATACTAATCTATTATAGATGTTTTTTATTTCTAAAGTTTTTTTAAATTTAGAATTATGTTTCTTTAAAGATTGCTTATAAAAAGTTGTATCATCCAATTCATTTCTATAGAATTTTCTTTTTAACTTTTCTCTAGACGAATACTCTTCATCATAATCAAAAGTTTCACTCTCCTTTAAAGAATATAAAGATGTTCCACTATCTAATACTGGATTTGGATTTAAATAAATTAATCCAGCAAAAATACAGCCACCTTCATCTCTATGAATATGTCCCACATTCAGTTCTTCATCATCATATGAATAAACTTTTTGAAAGTAAGATTCTATAACCCAATTAACTTCTTCACATTCATAATTATAAAATAAAGAAAAAAATTTTTGACAAAAAACATTAAAGAAATCAGGAAGAACTTTATGTAATAATGGAGACCTCACCCCTGGATAATTTCCAATCTTATTTTCATAGTCTAAACTTGAAGCAAGTTCTCTAATCTTATAAGGATCTTTATAGAAATCATCAACACATGTTATAGGAAATAAATTCATAAATTAAGTTCCATTTTGGCAAGGATATATTCTTTCACTAAACCAGAACGAACAATATCCTCCACCCCAAACTCAATAACATCGACCGATGGCATTAACCTAAGAATTCTCATGAAATCAATGATACCATTCCTTTCATTTTGTTTAACCAAATCAGATTGAGTAGCATCACCACAGAACATAATCTTTGATTGTTCACCTACTCTTGTCATTATACTATCAAGTTCATGATAATTCAAGTTCTGATATTCATCCACTATAACAATTGTCTTATCAAAAGTCGTTCCTCTAATGAATGAAGTACTCCAGAAATCAATAGTATCCTGTGCTTTAAGATTCCCATAAAGCATTTCAAAATCTGCTTCTGTAGGCATCTCAAACATATACTTTACCATAGCCTTGTAAGGTATTTGATAAAGTGTGGACTTGTCTTCATGATCGCCAGGAAGAAACCCAATTTCACGAGTAGCAACAAGAGACCTAACAATATAAATCTTTTCGTAAGGTGTGTCTTGATCCAAGACATCTTTGAGTGCGTTGTAGAGTGTAATAAATGTCTTACCAGTACCAGCACAACCATATGCCACTAAATTTTTATTCTCTGCATAAGCATCAAATAAAGATTTTTGATTAGGAGTGAGGGGTCCAATTTCCCTCAACATATCTGCATTGATTGGTTTCTTTCTCTTCATCTGCTTGACCGTTAAGCCAACACCTATTGGTTGATCTGCTTTTTTCTTTCTTGGCATAAGTTATAAGGGTTTTACTCTAGATCCAGGAGCTTTCGATGCTTTATGGAGCACATCGTTCCATCCAGGATGGTGTTTCTTCAACTTATCATACACTTCTCCGGTCTCTCCAACGGACGCAACACCTGCGTGCCAGTCTTTATCCCAGCCCGGATTCTCTTCTCTCCACTCTCCATATGCAGTCATTGACATGGAAAGTTCTTTCTGCTCACCAGTTTCTTTGTTAATAACAGGGTATGTTGGCATATCAATATAAAGTTATGTGTTTTTATTTAGACCCAACCAAGGGCTTCAGACACTGTAGGGAACTGTTCTTTAAAAATAGATCTAATCTGTTCTACCACTTCCATATGTTCCTTCTGAGTTCCATGTGCAGATCTCAAATCAATATAATGTACCCATGAACGACAAGAACCAGTCATGTATAGTCTTGTAGGAGTAGCAAGAGGTAGTACAAAACGCGCACACTCTTTTGCAACACCATCTTTCAACATATCCTGATAGAGAGTCATTGCATCATTAAAATGTGCTCGCATCCTAGTATTATATCCCATCACCATCATATTATCTAAATCATCAGTACTATTCTGACGATTCTTTTCATCCTGCCTTCTTAATTCTGGTACGGGAATCGTTTCTTCTAATAAACTACTATCAGCATATCTCTGAGAAAATTCTTGAAAAGTAAAAGATCTATGTCTTAATATCTGTGCTGCTAATCCTCTAGTAGTATTAATCTCCACGGTCATGTGTGCCTGTTCAAATACAGACCAATGACCATGCTGGATACAATACTTTAATAGTCCTGTAAACTTTTCATTGTCCTGATTCTTAGGGTTACTAACACGAGCAACATATGCCATTGTCTTTTCGGCATCAGGAGTTACACTAACAAATTTTACATTCATTTCCATTCCTCATAAGGTGGTTCTTCTTCGTCTACAGTATGTTTGAAATGTTCAGTATCAAAGTATGAAATACCACTCTTACCATCCCTCTCATCTAATACTTCGTTAATAAGAATCTTTAATTCTTTAACAATCTGAGGAGTATGTACCCTACGAGGTTGAACCTGCATAGGTTTATGTTTTTGTGGTTCAGACTTTAACTTCGCTGCTTCTTCAGGAGTTAACTTCGCACCCATTCCCTGGGTGTCTATGTAATCTTGAGGCATCGTTCAATCCGGATAACCGTCATCATCATCTCCAATTTCGTAATCACCAGGTTTGTATGCATCTACATCAGAATATACCTCAGCCTCTAATGCATTTACTAAAGACTTAAGATTTTTAACAATCAATTTCAATCGTTCTCTCTCAATATCATTCATATCACTTGAAGTACTTATCAATTACTTCTATTTGATCATGATACCTGGCAATCTTATCTAGTTCTACTTGTATTGCTTCACTTACATCTGAATGTTCACCAATACCTACAGGATGTTCCAAATAAACATTCACGTTCACTTTATGCTTTGCAATTTCTCCTTGGGCATGTGCCTTGATTGCTGCTAATAATTGTTCCCTCATGTGTAGCATTTGAATTCTGCGTAGTTCAATTATATATTAAAAAACCTCCCCTGTCAAAGAGGAGGTTTAAGATTAGTCCAAGTAAGACTTAATTCACCGCGCACACACAGTTTTAGATTCTGTGTGCTTGATGCCTCTGTAAACGAGTTCAGAGACTTGCTTATGACAGCTCTTGCTGTCCTTGGTGTCATACTTAACACCTCTGTAAGTGACTTGTGCCATTGTGTTACTCCTAAAGT